ACCTTCAGAACAAGGCTAACACATGCCAACACGAAGATGCTGCTGTATCCGGGGATGTCCTCTAGGTTCAGACGACTTTGACAGGCCGGACAGCGACAGCCCTGGTCCGAAGTGGCACGAGGTAGAAGGTGACTGGGACATTCTCGGAAACACGATCACCGGTGATGGGAAACTTGCTACCACGATCTGTCATCCCGCAGGGTTCACGGAAGGGTCTTGGCTTGCTGCGTTCGATCTCGTGGATGTCAGGTCGATCTCGGTGTTCAAGGTTGGTGCAGGCAATCCGTCAACGTCAACGTACAGGGTGGAGTTCACGCCGTCAGGGATAGACACGCTAAACGCCAAGATCAACGTCAAGGTCATCGGAGACGAGACGATCGACTACGACTTCGCTTGGCCTGTCGGTGTGGGAGGAACGTCGGCGAACATCGTCAGAGCCTACGTCTGCTACCTTCCGAACGTCATGCTGCGAGCGGACATCGGTGCCCCACCAGAGGTCGATGCTTGTGCCGGAGATGATGGTGCTCCTTGCTACAACATCGGAGGAGTGGATGTAGGAGGGTTCTTCTTCGTGTCTGGAAGGTTCGACAACTGGACTTACGACACGACGATCCTCGACAACTTCAACTGCGATCCTTGTGGCTGCTTCTGCTTCAAACGAGAAGGGCTGCTCAAAGAGTTTGCTTGCTTCCCAGATATATTAACTGTCAACTTCGAGTTGACAGATGGAAGTTGCTCTACGCTGGACGGGTTCTCGCTGACACTGGAGAAAGGCCAGTTGTCTCCGGGTGACGGGACTCCGTCAAAGCTGAAATGGTTCTCAGACGTGCAGACCTGCTCGTATGGAGCGGGCGGAACGTGGGCTATGGTCTTGGAGTGTACTCCGATAACAAAGGACGGAACGAACTGGCTCCTTGCTCCGTCGCTTAGGATCACGGACGGGAGTTACATTTCTTCGACAACGGTGTTCATCTGGGAGTTGACGGCAGGCTCCACTGTCACGCCGAGTTTCGACTTGTCTACATGCAATCCTTTGTCGATGGTGTACGAAGGACTAAAGGTTCAGTCTCAGTTCGGTCCATGCGGAGCACCAGGTCAGTTCGGGTACTTCCCGTTCTGCTGTCCTGTCCCGGCTGGCCAGGACTGCTACACGTCGATCCCGAATATCAAGTTCAAGATCACTGTCACGGAGTAGCTGATGACAGGTTGCGAGTGTTCAGATCCGGGCTGGTGTGACAGGCACAAGTGCAAGAAGTCCGACAGGATGCACCAACTCTGTCAGACCCGAGAGAACTACTGGACCGCATGGGAGAACGGTATAGGACCTGGTCAGAAGTCCCGTGGACTGGGAGACACCGTAGCCAAGGCCATCAACGTCGCCACAGCAGGACTGGTCCAGCCTTGCGGTAGTTGCAACAAGCGGAAGGAGAGACTCAACGCCTTGCTTCCCTACCGGACTCAGCAGAAGTACGAGCCGATCACCAAGCGGAACCTGATCTACCACGTCCACCCAGAAGAGGGGTACAAGGATCTGGTCAGGGAGGTCTCGAAGCACCGAAGGACCTTCAGCGGAAAGATCGTTGTGGCTGTAGGTGCAGATCCGGATCACGACGTTGACTCGATCTTGGACTTTCTCGGCGAGGAATTGAACCCACACGAGATCATGGTCCTGAATAACAATCCCGAAGTCCGGGAGACAGCCACGTTCCAGAGGCTCCTAGAATCGATCCTAAGCGACGACAGCGGCACGGCGACGTTCTACTGCCACACCAAGGGAAACTCGACGGCAGACAGCAAGGACGGGGCTAGGAGGTGGCGTCAGGTCATGATCCAGAGACTGCTGTTGCATTGGTCGGACGCGATGGAACACCTGCGGAGGTACACGTTCGTCGGGACCCACAAGATGATCTGGCCTGAGAACGCACTTCCACCGTACCCAACCAGGCTCCGAGCCAAGCACCAGTGGATGCACTCGGGGACGTTTTGGTGGTTCCGGAACGACCGGGTCTCGGAAGCGTACACACCGGAATCGATAGTCTGGGATAGGTACGGCGTCGAGGCGTGGCCGTCCCAATTGGTCCACCACGAGGAAGCGTATTCCATGTGGCAACCGTGGGGAGAAACCGAGGATGCGTACCCTCAACGCAGTCCGTATGACGCCAGATTGTACGACCAGGATTTCTCCAAGTAACCGGAGATTCGTTGCAGTTCCTCGGGAAATCTGGTCCAATGTCCACCGTATAGCAACCTAACCAGGAGACGAGCGATGGCTGAGTTTCAAGACGCTTTCAAGAAAGTCAAGAAGTACGGGCAGGCAGCGGCTGGACTCGGTCGCGGACTGATGTCTACGGTCGGAACTTCTGGCGGGCGTGCATTCCAGCAGGGAGTGAGTGCTGTCCAAGGTCCGTTATTCCAGGCCGGAACGCAGATGTACGGACAGATGCGACCAGGATCTACGATGCGAGATTACATGGGGATAGGCGCAGGCCTGTACCCGAGTTACATGCGTGACCAGATGTCTGGATTAGCATCCGGTGTTGGATCGGCAATTACTGCAACCGGAGAAGCAGTCAACAGGAACCTGCCAACCGATCCGATTGTCACAGCGCTGCCTCCGCGTCCGAATCAGGTCAGTTCCGGAGTTCCCAGGGTGACATCTCTTAATGATGTCGCTTCAACTATTAACTTCCCGTATAGGACCGAAGGGAGGCGAGAGAGCACTAACGTTGTCCGAGCGCCGATGATGACGCCATCAGAGATTGAAGCAGAAAGGCAAAGGCGTCCTTTTGAATCCAATCCTGAAATGCGGTCACGCATGTTCCTTCCGGGCGGGATTCAAGGACCGCTGCCTGAATCTGTTGGTCAAGCGTTTGACGAGCGAGGTCGCCAAGTTCCTGGATACCTGCAAAATCCAGAGCGACTTCGTGCAATCGCCGATATGTACAAACTTGCTGGGATACCAATCCCTGAAGCCGTTTCCAGGATACTCGATCCGTACATGCAAGCTAGATCGACCGGTCAACTAGCAAGCCAACTTGAACAGCAGCAACTCGCAGGTCAAGGCATGTTTGCAGGTCCGACTCCGCAAGAGCGTGCTCAATTCGACGCCAATGTCCAGCAGCAGATCCAGCAGAACCCGAGTCCAGTCAATCAGTTCATGGACCAAGAGATGATGGGCAGGACGCGAGAGGGCCAAGCGATGGGCTTGCGTGACCTACAGTCTGCGTTCCTGTCTCGGCCGATGCAGGGTGGCATGGTCCGTGGATCTACGGCAGACACAATGCGAGACCGAGAGCAACGACTGGCGATGCTTGGTGGAATGAATCCTCCGCGAGATGTCGGTGCCGAGTTGACTCAGACAAGATCTGAACAGGACATGGCGATCGACGAAGAACTAGCCAGGCAAGGAATGACTCCGGAAAAACTTGCAGAGGTTGCACGACTGAGCGGAAGGCCAGAGCTTATGCAAGGTGGCCGTTCTGCAAGGTCGCTGCTTGCACCGGGAACCGTCATTCGCGGCATGGGTGGTGGTGGCGTTCCGTTCACAATCGCTCGCGGACAAGAAGAGACAAGTGCTCGTCGAGAAGCACGACTCGCGTCACTTCCTGCACGCCGAGAACAAGATCGACTCGCCGTCCAAGATAGGCTTGACCGGATGAGACTTGGTCGCCAAACGATGGCTGCCAATCAGATGGCTGCACAGCAACGTGCAATCGACATGGCTACCAATCCGCTCGCCAACCCGATGCTGGTCGCTAACAGCCCGAGTGCGTTGTCAGCGGTATTCCAGACGCAGCAGGCGCAGCGGGATCTGGTGGCTAATGCTCCGCTCAGGCAGGCACAGATCGATCAGGCCAACGCCGAAATCGCAAGGAACAAGGCAGAGACTGAAAGGCTGAACGACCCTAACCAGATTGAGATGGCAAGAAACCAGCAATTGCTCGACAGCCTTGTTGGATCAAACGATCCGCAGTCCATTGCCATGAGGAACAACCTGCTTCGTCGTCAGCAAGAGATCATGAACAGGATGTCTGGTCAGCAAGACTCGCTGATGCCGCCAAACGTTACGGCACCAATTGTTCCAGACCCACAGACTGGTGCGATAAGTTCCAGCCAGATCCGGCAGAGGATGAATCAGTTGTCTGCATACGGATTCCAAGGCGAGGACCTGATCAGGCAACTTGAGGAAGCCGGGGTCGATCGTCGAGCAATTGGCGACATGCTGCGAGGTATCAAGGATAGCGTCCTCAATAGATTCCTGGTTTCCGAGCAGGACATGAACACGATCCGTGGGCTCAAGACCACGCTGGGTATTCCGCTTTACGAGTGATAGAGAATCATGGCGACAGATGATGTTATCCAGAGGATACTAAATCCAGGCGGAGTGTCGGCTGCTAGGGCTGCGTCTCGTCAGCAGGCACCCTACGTCAATGAGGAAGAAGAACGCAGTCTTATCGGCAACTTGCGTGACAAGACGCTGACTACACTCGGTGTTATTGGGAACACTTTGTCGCTGCCGTTGTCATCGGTGATGGACGTTGCGTCCAGTGTCGTGACAGGCCAGATAAAGAACCCTTTCGACCAGTACCTCACTCCGTTCAGCGGTGAGAATAGGACAACAGGCCAGGACCTGTTGGAGCAGACGAACATCTTTGGACCAGAGCCATCTTGGGGTAAGTCGATTGCAGGCTTCGGCCTTGAAGTCGCTGCCGATCCGCTAACGTACCTGACGCTTGGTGGATCTGCACTTGGCAAGGCTGGCCAAGCAGCCAAGAAGGCTGGGCTGCTCGACGAAGCGCAGCGAGTGACGCGACTCAAGACTGGTGCTGCTCCAGGTACGGTTGGTCCACGCCAAGCGAGACTGTCAACGAGCCTTCAGGACATCGCTCAATACTCAACCGGAGATACTCGCAGGAGAGCACAGGACCTGCTGGACAGGCTGACGCCGGAGGAGGCTGCTGCTCCGCTCGGAGGGATGGTTGGATTCGGACTCCCGTTTGCTGCTCCGAGGATGGTCACCGGAACCGGAGCCAGAGCACAGACCGTTGCCAGAGCGATGGACACTGCTGGTCGTGCAGTCCGGTTTGGAAAGATCCCTGGCACGGACATTCAGAATCCACTCGGTGCGATCCTCGGTGCGTTCGACGCTCGATCCAAGGGTGCAAAGGAAGCCGCCGTTGCCGAGTCCACGGGAAGGCTATTTGATGAGTTGCCAAAGTCGGCAGCGGCGATCAGAGCATCGACAGCGAACCAAGCAACGTACCTTGAGGACTTGGTCAAGAACCCAAACAACCCGAGTATTCCCGCAGTCGAGGACTACCTTTCCAAAAGGCGTTCTTTCTGGGGTCCTAATGTCAAGGCTCCGGTTACGGACGAAGAAAAGTACATGGAATTGTCCGACGCGATCAGAGAGGGACAGGAGGGAATCGTCGATCTTAATGACATGCCAGAAGAACTTCGCTGGATTTCGGCACAGATGCAGTCTGAAGCCGACGCCATGCCGGGGCAGATGCGTCGGGCTGGTGGCAGGGTTTCTGAACTTGCAGACAAGAACTTATACGCAGCAAGGTACAAGTCCCAAGGTCCAAAGGCTGCATCTCCTCGCGACATCGAGGCGTCCACGTTCGATCCTTCTCAGGGATTCAGGAGGCAGGACTTCCTTCGTGACATCGATGGTGGGACCGTTGCGTTCCGCAGGAAGATTGTCATGGACCCAGAACTGCAAAGGAAACTCGCAGACAAGGCGAACACTGTCGATGACATAGCGGAGTACCTGAGAAACACTCACTCCGGCTGGCTGGCTGATGACTACACGAGTTTCTACCGGACAGGTAAAGACAAGGGCAAGGCATACGTCAAGAAAGGCCGATACCAGAAGATGGCTAGGATGCTGTACGGCACCGAGCCAGAGGTGTTGAAGCGAGGGTTCTTCGGCAACAGCGTATTGTCTGACCACATGATGCGGAGGATGTCGCACGTCAAGGCAACGTCCACGCTCAAGAACATGACCGACCTGTTGTCCTCGAAGGACACGGCAGGCATGGGTCGCTACATCAAGGGCGAAGGCTCGTGGCGAAGCAGCGGTGTTAACGTCGGAGGACCTGACGACTCGACGATGAAGTTGTCGAAGTTCCTGAAGATGATGGACCTTCCTGAGTTCGCTATACACAAGGAACTCAAGACCGACACGTTGCGCAAGGGAGGCATCCTAAAGGTCTTGTCCAAGAACATGGGGATCAGCACCAAGGACTTGCGAAAGGCAAGGATAGACAAGCGGATTGCTGACGACCTGTATCGTGTACACAAGGCTGCGACAACCCGTGGTCCGATGGATGAGATCCTAGAGATGACGGACTCAGCCACGAACATGATGAAAACGTTCTCGACCACGATCCGTCCTGGGTTCCACGTCCGCAACTTGGCGTCAGGCTGGACGCAGAACGCGATGCTCGGGATGTGGGATAAGCAGTCTGCTGGCTGGTCGATGGACCTGCTGCAAGGCCGAACGATGGCTGACTCGCGGAAGATCGAGTGGGTCGGTCGAGACTACGCTCGTCGTGCTATGCAGGCAGGCTGGGGCTACGATGACATCGCAACCAAGTTGCGAGATGCAGGGTACAGCAACTCTCAGGTAGCGTCCGTTATCAAGTCTGCTAGGAGGATGGTTCCAAAGAGCAAGAGAGTTAAGCCTCTAAGGTCTGCCAGCGAGGAGTCGTTCAATCTTCCTAGTGCATCCGTTCCGGCAAAGGTCGATATAGATGGCGTTGCTAGGCCAGCAGTCGATAGCACCGGATCTCCGATTCACACCACCGAAGAAGGAGTAAGGAACTTCTGGAAGAACTTCAAGGACAGCAAGGTGGTGGATGCGGAAGGCAAGCCTCTTGTCGTTTACCACGGGACCCCAGAGTCTGGGTTCAATAAATTCTCTACAGAAAATAAGACCGTGAAGATGGATGAAGGCTTCATGGGGAAAGGCCATTATTTTACAACAAGTCCAGATACTGCTAAGTGGTACTCAATGAAAGCAGGTATGTCTCCAGGTACATACCCTGTGTATTTGTCTGTAAAGAATCCAGTTGTGATGTCTAAGAAGCCGCTTTCTGGATCTGAGATAGTCGAATCAATACCAGATTACCCAGAGCTTCAGAAAAGAACGGAAGATCTAGCAAGCCAATACATTAACTCGTCCATAGATGCTCCGGCATCTTGGGCGTCTGTCGGTCCAAGCAAGGAACAGGAGATCTCCAGTGCATACTCGAAAGCATTTTCTGTTGCAGCAAAAGAACAAGGGTACGACGGGTCGGTTTTTACGTTCAGGACAGGAGAAAAGGAGGTAGTCGCTTTTGATCCAACCCAGATTAAGTCCGCAACAGGAAACAGGGGCACGTTCGATGCAGCGGAGACAGACATTCGCAGGATGCCGATGTCTCCCGATGACCTAAACAAACTCCCTGAACCTGTCGTTTCCGGTGCAACGACAGCCGATGCGTTTACTGCTCCAGAGACTGATCTATGGAAGGCAAGTAAATTCGCGAAGATTTCTGACGAGCACGCCAAGTTCAGCCAGAGGATGGACAATCTCGTCAAGATCAAGGGCATCACCAAGACCGACGCCAACCTTCTGAGATTGATGTTTGCTGGCGCAAGCCAAGAAGGCATGGCAAGGATGAACATGCCTGCGTTCAATGCCGTCAACATGATTGACAAAGGGCGTGCTGCCGGGGTCTGGATAAAGTACACAGATCTCAGGTCTGGAAAGAAGTCGTTTGAAATAAAGGTCTCAAAGAAGCGTTCTGAATCACAGTCTGGATTTAACGTTCTGCTTCACGAACTCGGCCACATGGCTCACGAGATATACAAGACTGATTTTGTGTCCAAGTATGGCGACGACATCGAGCAGTTGTTTAAGGAGGCTGCGGACAGTGGAGTCATGAAGGAGTACATGTCTGGCATCCACGGGAAGGGCCTTGGAGATTATTTGTCAGCCACGTTCAATGAGCAATTCGCGCAGTTGTTCGCAGACTCCATCGTCCGAAGGAGAACTCCTCCGGGTGCGTTGGCAAAGATTGTCAACGGCGTCAGGGACTGGATCGTCGGATTCCTCGAAAGGCTAAAGATCACCCAACCTATTCCGAAGTCTGCGGAAAAGAGGATCGACGAGATCGTTGACGCACTGCTGGGTTACGACGGCAAGAAGTTGTCCGACCTTGCTCCTCCAACCATCATCAAAGGCTCTGCTGGCAAGAAGCCAAAGGCTGCACCACAGCCAACTCCCCAGCCGCCTACTCCCGGTCCTGTTGGTCCACCCGTCCTACAGCCACCGACTCCTCCTCCACCGAACTTCGGCAAGACCGATCCGTACTTCCCATCTCCAGGAAGCGGAGACCTTGCAGACTTGGACGATGCGTTTGCCACGAGGATCATAGGCCAACGAGCCTATGCAGACGGCGTCATAGGCTCAGTCGATGCGGACAAGGCTGCTGACGTTGCAGGTACTCCAGAGTTGTTCTCGGGCACGACGAGCGAGATCCTCGGTAGCATTCCTCGGGTTGGCAACAAGTCGATGAGTCCGACTCGTGTAGCCAAGAAGGCGTTCGGGATGGAGGAAGGCACGAACCTGAATCCTGTTAAAACACGCGGCGTTGGCGGAGCGATGACTAGCACGTTCGGTCCTGTCGCTGCCGGTGAAGAAGTCGGTGCGTTCGTTGACGGACTGACCCGCATCCAGCCCTACATCGCCTTGCTGCGTAAGGGATACGAGCCAGAGGTTGCAGCGAAGAAGGTTGTCGCTGCACAGGTGGCCTACAGCAATCGCAACTTCACTCCGTTTGAGTTGAAGTACATGCGGAGGCTGCTGCCCTTCTATAAATTTTCAAGGTCCCAGATACCGTTCCAGATGAAGCAGTTGATGGAGAAGCCCGGTGGAGCACAGGCACAACTGTTCCGAGCACTGAATCAGGCACAGTCTCAGGGTGAACTTGCTCCGGACTACGTCAGGGATACTGCGTCGATCCCAGTGTCCGAGCAGAACCCGATCCTTCAGGCGTTGATCGGAGCACCACCGGAAGGCACGGACAGGTACATCTCCGGTCTAGGGCTGATGGCTGAGGACCTGCTGTCGGTAGGTCCTGGTGTTCGAGGTACAGGCCAGGAGTTCCTGAGCAGGCTGAATCCGTTGCTGAAAGGACCGCTGGAGTACACGACCAATCAGTCGTTCTTCCAGGCTGGACCCGAGGGAGGCAGGCCGCTCGACGAACTCGACCCGCTGATGGGACGAATACTCGCCAATCTGAGCGGACAGAAGGATGCTGTGCAGCTTCCACAGATACTCGAAGTCGCTGCTGCCAACTCTCCGATTGCATCCTTGCTCACCACGGCTAGGACGCTGACGGACCCGAGGAAGGCTGGAGACTACGGTGCTCTCAGCGAAGCCTCGCCAGTGCCCCTTCCAGGCGTTCCTGCGCTGCTCAACACACTGACCGGCCTCCGAGTCACGGACGTATCTCCAGGCTCCAAGGACGCGATTGTACGCGACCTACTGGAGTCCAGGATGAAGGGTGCTGGAGCCAAGGCTTTCGAGCGGGTGTACTTCTCGAAGGAGCAACTTGCACAGATGTCTCCCGAAGATCGTCAGGTAGCATTAGAGTTACAGGGCTTGGCCAACGTACTGGCCAAGAGAACGAAAGAACGTGCAGCAGAACGTAAGAAAAACGAGGCCAACAAATGAGTCAGTTGATTGCATACATCGGTTGGAGATTGGGATTGAAGTCGATCGACTCGGTAGTCAGTCGAGAGGACGAGACGCAGGCATCGAGCGATGTCAGCCTTCCAGCAGCGGTGTCTGGTACGCTCACGACACGGACGAGCGATTCGGTAGGTGTCGTCACGGTGGCATCGCACTCGATCACCACGAGCGACAAGGTCGCAGTGTTCTGGTCAGGTGGGTACAGGTACAACGTCGCTGTCAGTGCGACAAGTGGAACGACAATCTCGATCGGGTCCGGAGGTAGTGGCGACAATCTGCCTGCGGCGTCCACGGCACTCACGATCTGCAAGGAGACGACATTGTCGTTTTCTCACGTAGGAAACGACATCAAGGGCATGGTCGTTCACTCTCCGCAGCGAATGTCCATGAACGTCAGGGATACGGTTCCTGCATCGCAGGTTGCAGCAGACGTTCCGGCAAACGAAGGCTGGTTCTGGATCAGCAACGCGACAGGAACAAGCCCGTTCGCAGGCGATACGCTTCAGGATATCATCCTCGCAAACGCAGACACGACCGCACAAACGGCTACGGTTTTGCTGCTGAAGAACAGCCTGTAACAATTCCTGAAAAATCTTTTCACACACCACTTCCACTGTCTCGATCACGACACTATCATGGTCGAGAACAACCTAACAACGGGAGTTGGAAGTGGAACAGGGATCACAGGAATGGCTGCAAGCACGATGCGGCAAGGTGACAGGCAGTCGCTTTGCAGACGTGCTATCAAGCAAGCGTGGCATGTCTAAGACAGCCCTAAACTACATGCTGGAAATCGTCGGAGAGATTCTGACTGGAGTTCCGGCAGACACCTACACGTCGAAGGAGATGGCGTGGGGTTCTAAGCACGAGGAGTTTGCCAAGACGTGGTACATCCTCGAACGCGGCGTGACGATCGAGGAATCGCCGTTCGTGCTGCATCCGGACAACCCATTCGTAGGATGCTCGCCTGACGCTCTGGTTGGCACGGATGGGATACTTGAGATCAAGTGCCCGTACAACACGCGAGTCCACATCAACACGATCCTGGAGGACAAGGTCCCCGAGGAGTACGAGCCGCAGGTACACGGCAATATGTGGGTCGCACGCAGGAAGTGGTGCGACTTCGTCAGCTACGATCCACGCATCAAGGACGACAGGCTGCGTCAGCACGTTATCCGTGTCGATCGCGATGAGCAGTACGCGGAGTACATTGAGGAATCGGTGTTCCGCTTTGTGGAGCAGATCAAGATTCGACTCAACAGATTGGGAGTATCGACGTGACGTTAGAGCAGAACATGAAACTGTGGAACAGCGTCTGTACCACAGATCCGAAGCGAACGAAGGCTGTCACGCTCGGTCGCAAGTGGACAGCGATTGACCCGACGTACCAGAACATGGAAGCCACCAAGCTGTGGGGTCCGTACGGAAAGGACTGGGGCTTAGACGACATCGAGATCAAGACTATCGTGATCGGCGACACGACTGTCGCAATGCTCAAAGGGGTTTTCAGGTATCCCGAAGGCCGGTTCCAGATCGTTGTTGACCAGAAGTTCAAGCCAGGGGATGACACTCTCAAGAAGTTACAAACGAGTGCAACCTCAAAGGCGTTGTCCAAACTAGGATTCAGTGCGGATATTTTCCTCGGTATGTTCGACGACGTTGATTACGTCACCGGACTCAAGGAACGATCTCGTGCAGGACAAGAGGCCATCGACAGACTGTCTGAGAAGATCCAGACAATGAACACGATGTCGGAGATGATCGCTTGCACCGATCGTGCAGAGGCGTTGCTAAAGAGCAAGAAGATTGACGGTCCTTCGTTCGAGGAGTTAATGGAACTCATTGAATTGAGAAGGACTGAACTCAGGTTAGGGGAGATTGCAGAGTGAGAGTCTTGAGACTAGAGGTCCACAACATCCTTCGGGTCAGTGACCTGGACCTAAACATGGAAGGCCACCATCTGGTGTTGATCGGTGGTCGCAACGGACAGGGCAAGACCAGCGCCATCAAGGCGTTGCTCATGGCTCTGTGTGGGAAGCGGAAGATGGACTTCCCAGAGGTTGCACTCAAGGAAGGCGAGGACGAAGGCTGGGTCAAGGTGGACTTGTCGGGAGACGAGGATCTCGGAGACCTCAAGGGATACACGATCGAACTCGGGTACAAGCGTCGTCGCGGAGGCAAGATCGAGGAGTCGTTCCGGCTGCTCGACAGCACTGGAGAGGAATCGCCAGAGCCACGCAAGTTGCTCGAAGGACTGTACGCACTGCGAGCGTTTGACCCGATGTCGTTCGAGCAGGCCAAGCCGAAGGATCAGGCGGAGATTATTCGCAAGATGCTCGGTCTGGACTTCAGCGGCCAGGACAAAGAGTACCAGAAGATCTTTGCAGAACGCACTGTCGTCAACCGTCAGGTCAAGGAACTCGAAGCCCGTCGTGCTGCGGTCAAGGTCCCCAAGGATGCACCAGAACTGAAGGTCTCCGTGTCGTCTCTGCTGGCCGAACTGGACGCTGCCAACAAGGTCAACGCTGAGGCTGACGCCAAGAAGCGGAAGGCCGATACGGCTTCGGTCGATGCAGCGAGGATTCAGGAGGACATCGTCCGAAAGAAAGAGGCCCTGAAGAAACTTCAGGAGTCGATCGACGTTGCGGAGAATGATCTTGTCACCGCTATGGAGACCGCCAACACGCTAGAGCAGGAGGCTGCATCTGCCAATCGGGTTGACACCGCATCGATCAAGCAACAGATCGACTCTGCCGAAGAACTGAATCAGAAGCACGAGGCCCGTGTTGCTGCGGGCAGGTTGGACAGCGAGGTCCGGTCTGCAACAGTCAAGGCCGACTCAATGACCGCTCAACTGGAGGACATTACCGAGGCCAAGCGGAAGGCAATGGAGCAAGCCAAGTGGCCTGTTCCGGGAATGTCCTTGGACGAGGAGGGCGTGATGCTCAACGGACTGCCGTTCGAGCAGGCGTCTCGTGCCCAGCGTATTGCTGCGTCGGTACGGATCGGCATGGCGATGAATCCGAAGTTGCGGTTGATGGTGTCTCAGGACGGATCGGACTGCGACTTGGACACCCTGAAGCAACTGGAGGAGATCTGTCGCGAGGAGGATTACCAACTCATCATGGAACTGGTAACTCGCGGCAAGGATGACGAAGGATTGTGTGCGGTCGTCTTTGAGGACGGCCAAGCCAAAGAGTAGAGTCAGTGCCTTTTCCGGGATAGGCTCCGGTTTTTCAACCCTAACTACGGGAAAACATTGTGGCAATCGAAATTGTAACCAAGAAGGCAGTCGGATTCGGACGGCCAAAGACGGAGCACCCAGCAGTGGCTGCTTACCGGACACCAGAAGGAACGCTGCGTATGTCCATATCCATACCAGACGCTTCAGCACAGGTCGGTGGCATTAAGGAGGGAGACAGGGCAAGTTTCTTCATCGACAAGGAAGTGACTTCGTTCGGCTTTGTCGTTCATCCAGAGGGTGCGGTCAAGGTCGTCAAGACATCCAAGGCTGGCACTACGCTTGTCATTCGTGGTGCGATCTCCAAGGAGCACGAGGAGTACGTCCTTGGGCACGCTTGGAAGTTAAACTGTTTTTCAGACAGTCAATCTGGAAGGCTTGCCAACTTCTTGGGAAGCGAAGGAACTACGGAAGTCAAGTCGAAGAAGCCGTCATGACCAAGATCTCAGAGACACCTGAGTACCAGAAGTTATCGGTAGGCTGGCAGCGTTTTGCTTTCGGCCTATCGAGGTCTGCACTCAAGTCGATCTCTGAGATGGACCTAGACGACCAGTCGGCCTTGCTTGAGAAGTACCTCAAGATCCATGACCTAGCGGAGCGTGGCAACATGCTCCGCAGGATGTTCGGTTCGACACAGCGGAAGCCAACTCCGGGTGAAGAACAAGAGATGCTGAACGCACTTGTTAAGCGTAAGCCTCGGAAGTTCGAGACTACGCAGCAGGTGGATAACGCCTTGGCTGAGGCTCAAGGTAAGGCAGAGTTACTAATGCAATCACTCCAGAGACTTTCGATCGACGGTCTGATTGCTAACACAGGGGCACGGCGTAAGACGATTGCACCGTGCCAGACGATTATCTCGACACTTAACTGGATGAGGATGAGGCTCAAAGATGCAAACGAACCAACGCCGTGAAATTGAACTGATCTTGGTAGGTGTTGCACTTGCCAAGTCCGAGCGAGACAAGGTCATGGTGCTGGCTCCTGGCTCATTCTCCAAGGACACCGAGGAGTTGATCGATGCCATCCGGACTCAGAAGCCAGGGCCGTTTATCAAGTTCATGTCCGAACGTGGGATTGCACCCGAGAAGGGCATGGACTTTATCGAGTTGATGGTGGCCAAGATCGCAGATTACAACAAAAGGGAGAGGCTCAATATGATAGCGACTCAACTGCATAATTGCCGTGTCGCTATGGGTACAGACGAAATGGTGGAATTTTTCAAGTCAACACTCAAGCAAGTAGAGGGTATGTGATGGCTGGTAAGACTTACGATAACAGTGGAATTATCTCGAAGAACGACAGAAAGACCGAGCCTGGTCACGCAGACCAAACAGGGTCAGGCACGTTCTTAGGTGTGGAGTTCTGGATCAACGGCTGGATCAAAGAGAAAGACGGGAGGAGGTTTCTGTCGCTATCCTTTCGTCCCAAAGAACCCAGAACCCAGAGCAGCAAGCCAAGTCAAGGACCTCGTCAGGCCTACATCCCCGACGACGAACCTTTCTAGGTGCGAGCATCGAGATTGGGTTGACGAGAGGACGGACAACTTCCCGTGCAACATACGGACAACTTGTCGTACATGCGGCAAGTTCATAGGGTACAGGCCAGATACAATTCCTAAACGCAGAGCAAGAAATGAGCAGCGAGATGAAACCGATCTACTCGGTCACGGGGACGGCGGAAGTGATTGACCGCAGCGACGGTCTTGGGTTCCACGATCAGTTGCTCAACGAGTTCCACGAACTGGACCGGAAGGTGCGGGAACACGCCGCGTCTGCCCTAATCTTCTGCGATGCGTTGATGGAGATCTGTACCCGGAAACTGTACGAGGTTGACGGGTTCGCGTCCTGGCTGGACTACTGCTCGTCACGGAACATCTCCGTCCGCCACGCCCAGCGACTTGTTAATGCAGGTAAGATACGCAGGGAGATTGCTACATGCGACCCCGGGGTCGCATTGCCTACGTCCGAGAAGCATCTTCGGGCTATCTCTGCGGTTCCGGAGGGCGATCGAGCCAAGGTCGTGCTAGAGGCCCAGAAACGGGCCGCTAACGAGGGCAGAGATCCAGTCACCCGAGATTACGCAGAAGCAGCCAGGACGCACCAGACGAAGGCTACGGCTGCCTTACCGAAGGATTCCGTAGTGGTCCCCGGAAAGGTCCAGCCAAGGCACGCCGACCAGCCCGAGGAATACTTGGACGAGGAGGGCTATCCCGTTCCGGAGGAGTTGTGGCCGGTCTGGCGGGACATCCCGGAGTTTATGGACGTTGCGGACAAGATCCGGTCGTCCGGTGTTATGGAGCAGGCTCGTCGTCTGGTTCAACTTGGGGTCAAACACAAGGCTCCGAGCATCATCAAGGCCGCGAACGATATTGAGCGTATGCACAACTCGATGGTGCAGTTGGCGCTGGGTTGTAAGCCAGCCCGAGTCGATGG